ACCGGCGAGGAAGGCGCAACCTCTGTGCCGTTCAAGGCTGCGAACGTTCTGCCGGTCGCGACCGGCGGCGGCGGAACCGGCCTGACCATCGCCAAAATCATGGCGGGCCTCGAAATCCTGCGCGGCAACCACGTCGACCTGGACGTGGAAAAGCCGGTCATCCCGGTGACGTCGAAGCAGATCACCGATCTGCTGAAGCAGATCGAGATCACCAGCACGGATTTCAACCCGCGCGACAAGCAGGCGCTTCAGGAGGGCATCGTTCGCGAAATCCTAGGTTGCCTGTTCGTGCCGATCGAGTTCGGCAACGCGGCGTCGTTCAAAAAGGCCGCGCCCCTGACGCTCGACGGGAACGGCGACCGGCTGGTGCCGATGTTCGTGCCTAGCGGCATGCATCTCGGCACGTGGCAGGCTCTGCGCGCCCATGTCGGCCAGCGCTGGGACATGGAGGGAAGCTGGCAGATTTTCGCCGGCACCACCGTGGGCGCGACCCGCATGAACGAGGACAAGTGCCTCCTTCTCACCTGCAAGGAAAACTGAGGCCACCGGACGGCGGGCACGCGCGAGTGCCCGCCGCGAGGATAGCTTCAGCCGTTGACGGCAAAGCGTTTTGAAGGAGAAAGAGCATGGCGGAGCATAACAGCGTGCAGGCGGCGGCAAAGGCCGCCGGCAAGAAGCTTGACGGTGCGATCAACGGCGGTTCGCTTCGCCGCTTCCAGGTGGACGTGAACCTTGCCGCCCAGGCGAGCGGCGACACGATCAACCTTCTCACCTTGCCGCGCGGCTATCGCTTCGCGTACGGCGTGCTGAACAGCGACACTTCGCTTGGCGCGTCCACGCTGGCGATCGGCGTTGCGGCAGACCCGGCGAAATTCCGCGCCGCCGCCATCTTCACCGCCACCGACACTCCGACGCTGTTCGGCAAGCAGGCGCCGACCCGAGAAGCCGAAGGCGACGAACAGGCGATTATCGCCACGGTCGGCGCGGCGGCACTGCCGGGCGCCGGCAATCTGACGATCGACATTTACGCTTCCGAGCGCGGTTAAGCCGCGCGCGGAGGGGGAGGGCGCCGCCATTTGCGGGGGTAGGTGAGAGGCGCCCTCCTTTCCCAATCTAGCCCAAGGGGGGCCTGATGGCCACTACGCCGTCCCGCACAGGCATTGTGAACCTTGCGCTTACCCGCATCGGCACCTCCCGGCGCATCTCCAGCCTTGACGAAGCTTCGCCGGTGGCGATCGCCGCCAGGGAGGTTTTCGATCCGGCGTTGCGCGCGGTGCTTGCCGCCCACCCCTGGAACTTCGCCTGCCGCCGCGTGGCGCTGCCCGCCGCGGACAATGCGCCCGCTTTCGGCTATGCCCGCCGCTTTCCCTTGCCGGGCGAATGCCTGCGCTGGCTGCCGCCGGAGCGCGACGAAGACACCTACTTCGAAGGGGAAGAAGAAGGCGGCGCGATCCTTACCAACAGCGATGCGCCGCTGCCGGTGCGATTTATCGCACTGGTGGAGGATGCGGCGCTGTGGAGCCCAGAATTCGAGCAGGTGCTCGCCTATCGCATTGCGCTTGAACTGGCGCTGGCGCTGACCGCGCTCGCCGAGGTCAGCCGGTTGAGCGAGGAAGGTTATCTTCGCGCCTTAAGCGAGGCCAAACGCCTCGACAGCCGCCGCACCCGGCGGCCGGAGCGCAACACCGGCAACGACGGCTTCACCTGGTTGGACGGGTACCGGTAATGGGCCGCGCCACTCCGATGCAGGCGAGCTTCAACGCCGGCGAGATTTCCCCCTTGATGATGGGGCGGCTCGACCAAAGCGTTTACTCCATCGCAGGGCAGGCGATGGAAAATTTCGTGCCGTTGATCCAAGGGCCGATGCTGAAGCGCTCCGGCCTTCGCCACGTCGCCACCGCCAAGGGTCCGTGCCGGCTGATCGCGTTCGAGCCGTTCGTGACCCAAGGCTATGTGATCGAGGCCGGAGCGGGCTATTTCCGCTTTTTCACCAACAATGCGCAGATCCTGTCGGACGGCGGCGCGCCGTACGAAGTGAGCGCGCCCTACAGTTACGCCCAGGCGCTTGAACTGGACCATGCCGCCTCGGGAGACGTGGTGTATTTGGTTCACGGCAGCCACGCGCCGCGCGTGCTTTCCCGAACCGGCGCCGAAAGCTTTTCCCTCTCCCTGCTCGCCCTGAGCGGCGGGCCGTTCGACGACGACAATAGCGATGAAGCCGTGACCGTTTCGGCGAGCGCGTCCACCGGCGACGTGACGCTTTACGCAAGCGCCGACATCTTCCAGGCGGGGCATGTCGGCGGGCTGTTCAAAATGGAGGCGCGCGATCTTGCCTCCGTGCCGATGTGGGAGCCGGACATCAGCGTAGCCGCGGGCGAACAGCGCCAGTGGGACGGCAAGGTTTACCTGAAGGTGGGCGGAAAGGACCGCACCGGCACCGTGCCGCCGATCCACGCCGACGGAGTAGAGTGGGACGGCATGGGCTCCGGCACCCGCGTGGACGGAAGCACCGCGGCCGGCGGCTGCCAATGGCTGTACGTGCATGACCGGTACGGTATCCTGAAGATCACCGGCTTTCAAACCGCGCGAAAGGTCGCGGCGACGGTGATCCGCCGCTTGCCGAACAACGCGGCGGCGGCGAACAGCTACCAGAACCCGATCGGGTACGAGCCGCCTTACACCGGCGGGGTGACAACCGGCGGGCGAACCTTTTACCAGCGGTACACGATCGACGAAGACCTCAACGGCGAGGTCACCTTCAACGAAGCTTCGGGCGATTACACGCCGCCGGGTGGCGGGCTGGACTATGCGACGCCGGGCACGTGGCGCTGGGCCTTTGGCGCTTTTTCCGAAGCCAAGGGGTGGCCGGAGAAGGTCTATGTCTGGAATGAGCGGCTGATCTTCGCGCGCGGATCGACGCTCTACGCGTCGGTTGTCGGCGCTTATACCGACTTTCGCGAGCGCAACGAAAGCGGCGAGATCACCGCCGACATGGCATTCCGCGCCCGCCTTGCGTCGCCCAATGCGATCCGCTGGCTTGCCGGCGACGAGCAGCTGTTGATCGGAAGCGCAACCAAGGAGCATGTCGGCGGCGCGATGGCCAATGGCGGCATCGCCGGCCCCGGAAACTTCAAAGCACCGCCGCAAACCGATTTCGGATCGGCGGCGGTAAAGCCGGTCAGTGTGGGCGGGCGCATCCTTTTCGTCGAAAAAAGCGGCCGGCGGCTCCACCAGCTCGACTTCGCGTTCGACCGGGACCGGTTCGACGCGCCGGACCTGACCGTAATGGCCGAGCATGTCACCCGCAGCGGCGTCCGCTGGCTGGCGCGGCAAGCGGCGCCGCATAGCCTTGTCTGGGCCGGAATGGAGGATGGCGGCCTTGCCGCAATGGCCTATTCGCCCAAGGAAGAAGTCAAAAGCTGGTGCCGCTGCCCGCTTGCCGAGGGAAGCAGGGCGCGGTGGGGCGCCTGCATTCCCGATCCGGACGGGCGGCTCGATCAATTGTGGCTTGCCGTGGAGCGCGCCGGATCGTGGCAGATCGGCTTTTTGGAGGCGTTTTGGGAAGCGGGGAACGATCCCGCCGACGCGTTTCACGTGGACCATGGCATGTCCTACCAAGGGCCGGCGGTAAGCACGATCGTCGGCGGGCTGGAGCACTTAGCCGGAGAAACGGTGCGGGTGCTTGGCGACGGCCGCGACCTTGGCGGCTTTTCGGTGAACACAAGCGGCGGGATCGACGAGCTGGGCGGAAAATATTCGAAGATCCACGCGGGCCTGCCGTTTCGCGCTTATTTCAAGTCGCTCCGGATCGAAGCGGGCGGCGACGACGGAACGGCGCAAGGCAAGATCAAGCGCATTTCCCACCTTGTGCCGCGGCTCTTGGACACGGCCGGGCTGCGCGTGCGCGTGCAGGGCGGAGAGTGGATGGAGATCGATCCGCTGCAATTCGGCGGATTGCTCGACACCACGCCACCCTTGTTCACCGGCGACTGGTCGCTGGAGACGATCGGAGACTATGATCGGGACGGGCAGGTTGAAGTGGAAAGCACCGCACCGCTCCCTGCCTGCCTGCTGGCGCTGACGCCGACCGTCAAGGTTGGTTCGCGATGACCGACATCATTCAGCTCCAGCCCCGCCTGGTCGCGGACCTGAAGCTTCAGGGCGCGCAATTGGGGGAGGTGCCGAA